ACAGAAACGAAGTTACAAAGTTACAGAATGTCACGCAATTTCACAGGGACGGTGAACAACCCAACCCAAACACTCGAAGAGTGGCTCGCAACCCTCAAGAGGCTCCCTCACGCTACGGCAGCCCGGTGCCAGCTAGAGAAAGGGGAGAACGGCACGCCTCACATACAGTGGTGCGTCACCCTCAGCAAGGTTGCGAGACTGACCGGTATCATAAAAAAACTGGCCGGTAGCCACGTTGAGGCATCCCGGAACGCCATGGCTGCATGGAAGTACTGCGGCAAAGAAGACACACGGGTCGAAGGCCCCCTCGAATTCGGAGTCCCCCCAGCAAGCAAGAGAGTCAAAGGAGACACAAAAGAAAGAAACAAGATGATACTGGAGCTAGGACCCGTCGCCGCAGTAGAGCAAGGACTGATCCCCGTAGAGAAGTTCAAGGCTATCAAACAGAGCTGTGACCTTTTCGCCGTCATGAAGAAGGAGGTCCACACAACAGACGCCCTCTCAAACGAGTGGCACTACGGAGAGTCCGGAACCGGCAAATCCAGAGGTGTCAGAGAGAGATTCCCGGATGCCTTCATCAAGAGCAGCGATGTCTGGTGGGATGGCTATCAAGGAGAGGAGACGGTCATCATCGAAGAGATGGGACCAAAGCAGATTGGAGCCCACCACCTCAAGATCTGGTCAGACCACTACCCCTTCAAGGCAGCACAGAAGGGAAGTCAGCTGCTGATACGTCCCAAGCGGATCATAGTCACCAGCAACTACAGCATCAAAGAATGCTACGAGGCAGAATAAGACATCATTCCCCTCATGAGGAGATTCAAAGTCCATGTCTATCCTAAGCCTGTTGTTTGAAAATTTAGCGAAGCGTTATTTTCAAGATTTAAATCCAAGCAATATTATTGGTAGCAAGGGTTGGGGTTTTGGGTTTTGTTTTCAAGGGGCTTTGTGGTTATCATTAATAAATATGCCGGCTAGAAGAAGCTTCCGCAGGAGAAAGTCAGCACCAAAGAGGAGGGCACGTGGGCGCAAGGCCCGTGCTCGACGTTCACCGTTCAACTCGTCCTGGTACCATGCAAAATGCCAAGTGACATTCCCGATCGAGCACAACAACAACTACGCTCAAGGCAGCGACACAACATGCGCCCGGTTCGTAGTCAAGTGGAACGATAGTTCCAACGATGACATGGCTACACCGCAGGTAGCAGTGCTCCGCAACAGCCGACAGTGGCAAGCACTTGCCGCGCAGTTCCGCGAATACACCGTCCGGGGAGTCAAGATAGAGTACAAGGGTCATAACGCCGTAGGCGGTGACAAGGAGTACCGTGCGTCACACGTGTGGAGTGATCCTGACGTGTACGTCGCCCCGACGGAGGCCGGCAATGACGGAGCATACTTCTGGGACATAAACCGCTTCATCCAGAAGCCCGACTACAAGGAGATGTCCCATAACAGGAGCTTCACCAAGTACATCGGAGTGGAGAAGTTCCATCGCAGGCGTGGGCTCAATCACACGCACAGGACCTTAGCGCAGATCAGCACCCCTCACTGCACATCTTTCCAGCTCAACAGTAGAGGGTTCGACAACGGCCATGACATGGGCAGAGTCACGGTCACCTGGTTTGTTATTTTTAAACAGCCCGCTTTTTAATGAAAAATCCAGAATGGACCAATCAAATCGCAGTATTTTTCCGACAATCCGAATTTAAATATCTTAATCGCTAATAACCATATAAAAAGTAACTTCGTTTCTATAGTATTATT